TCATTTAAGTAATAATTACAACAGTTAATAATTTCCTCTTTTTGTTCTTGATTTAATTCCTCGTTGTTTATAATATTTTTCTTTTTACAAGTTAATCCCCATAATACAGATGCTAAACATGCTGTTGTGATAATAATATTATCACTTGTATTCATTAATTCTTCTATAGAAATTCTAGGATTATAATAAAAATGTCTATCAGTTTTATCTTCTTTTTTGCCTTTTGAAGTAGAAATAGATATTAATTTATTTAATTCTTTTACTCCTTCAAAATTCTTACTATATAATCCTATATGATATCCTCTTTCATCTGCTTCTAATTTAGTACAAAGATATAATTCAACACCATGTATATATTTTATTCCTGCTTTATCGCAATCTTGTTTTTTCTTAATCCAATCATAGATTCCTCCATGATTGGAAAATGAAATTGCTTTCATACCATTTTTTTTAGCAAGTTTAATATATTCTTTATAACTTGTGCATGAATCAGCATAACCATTGCAATTACTAGTATCATCATGTAAATGGTATACTATATAATTATCTTCCAATAAAATTTCTCCTTTCTATAAAATACCTTCCAACCAAGATAAATCATCAATAATAGATTTATCTTCTTCTACTCTTTTACTATCCTTATCATCTAATTCCTCTAAATATCTCCTATAAGGCTCATGAATTTTACTACTATAACCACTTAATACAGCATGATAATAACTACTTTCTCTGGTTATTTCCTTCCAAAAAATATTTTTATCTTTTGTTTTTTCAAATTCTTTTTCCTTTTTGATAATTTCTACAATTATATTTGTAATATATTGTTTGTGATTATTAATTATTTCTTCGTTTAATTCTACTTCCACAAAACAATCATTAATTTTAAATTTTTCCTGCACTTCTTTAGGTAAACATTCAATACTATTTGTTTCTATCATTTGGAATAATAAATTTTCTATATCATCTTCAGAATATTTAAAATGTTTTAACCATGTTTTGGTATTAGATTTTAATTTTTCACCAATACTATTTCTCTCTATTTGTCTTACTTTTATTTCTCCATTCTTTTGAGTATATGTTACATTTACATATTTCATAAAATTAAATCTAATAATAATATCTTCGTATGGCATATTTGTTTTTTGATGAATACCTTCTGCATATAATAATAATTGTCCTGAGTTTTCTATTAGTTTTTTACCAGAATATAAAGAACTAGTTTTCCAATCTGAGATGAATATTTTTTTCTTTCCATCTCTTATTTCAACATTTAGGATGTCAATATATCCCTGGAAGTATTGATTTCTTATTTTAATTAATAAAAATGGTTCTATAATTGGTTTATCAGTTACTTTTTTATGATTTAAGAAAAAATGTCGCATACATGCTTCATATTTTTTTGCTATCTTCTCATTCTTATCTTTATCTGTTCTATCATACATTAAACCCATAGTATTAAATTCAAATAATTTTTCTTCATATTCATCCAACATACCTTGATTATCTAATTCGTTACGATACAATTTTTCAACAATTGAATGTGCATAATTTCCACTTACTGCATAAATTGAATCTTTTTTATCTTCTGGTATTTTTAATATGTATTTAAGCATATATTCATATGGACAATTTATATATGTATTAATCCTTGACCAACTCCACAAAATACTACAATTAAGTCGTTTTTTTATTTGTTCTAATTCTTCTTTTGTTTTTCTAGGCATTATTTTCTCCTTTCCTTAACATAAATTATTTTGTAATGGATGTATTTTCCATTTAAATCCGCCCGCTGTTTTACGTTTATTATAAACACATAATGAAATTTTTGATTGTGATACATTTATTTTTCGTGTAGCTTCACACATAGATTCATATGTCGCAATATAATTATTGTCTAAATCGTATTGGTCAACCTTTATTCCTTTTAGTTTTCCAACTTTATGCATTATTTCTCTTGAATCATAATTACATAATTTTAAATTTGTTCCTATTTTAAGATAATTCCGTATAGATGTTTCGCTTATTTTTAATAACTTACATATATCTAAAAGTTTAAACCCATCATTATATAATTTACAGGCTTCGAGCATATAATTTTTCATAGAATAATTATACACATCTTGCCAATCTATTTTAGACATATCAAAATAACTATTTAGACTATTAATAAATTTTTCTTTCAACCATTCAAAATTACTATATCTACAGTCTACAATAATGTATTTTTTAATACCATTTTCTAATGCTAAATTATATTTTAATTTATCGTTTTCTTGTTCTTTTTCTAAAGATTTTCCCCTTTTAATTTCTTCATAATGTTGCAAACCATGTGTTTCAATAATTATATTTTGATTATTTAAATAAAAATCATATCTTTTATTTTTTGACCAATTAAATGTTTTTTGTGTCATATATTCCATTTGCAACTGACTTAATATTCCTCTAGCAAATTTTTCGGGAATAGAAATATTATCTGAACAATTATCACATGAAAATCCGTTTATTGTTAATTGTCGTACCGGAATTTCTTTTTCTGTTCCACATTTATCACATATTAAATTTACTATTTTACTACTATACATAGGATATAATTTTATATCTTCTTTATCTTTAAAGTATTTTATCAAATCTGGTCTTTGAATTTCTATACTATTACCTTCCCATACAACATTAGCTGTATTTGTGCAAAAATAACATGTTGGATATTTTTTAAAATCACATAAAGGTTTTTTAAATTCACCATGAATACTACATATAAAAATCATTGGTTCAATTGCATTTTTATAAGTTTGTTTAAAATTAACCTGAATATTTTCAGGAACACCGTTTAATTTACACCAATTTTGAATATTAATTAAAGTAAATGGATTTGATGGATGAAAAAATCTTGGCGATGTTCCAGATTTTAAATTAGATAATCTAGCTCTAACAATATACCCTTCTTGATTAATACATGTTACCGGACTTGAATATTCTATAATATCAGATTCATTATATAATTTTAAACCATAATTTTTCAACATAATTTTTAATGTGTCTTGATCCATTTTTATTAATAATTCCTCTCTTATTTATTTAGTTATACAATTTTCTATGTTTGGACATGAATTTAAAAATTTTCCAGTGTTTATCTGCTGGTGATTCTTTATCTTCTAATAAATCCCATTCATCAATAATATAACTACATTTTCTAATGTGTTTAAATTTTTTACATTCATTTAACACATAATCTAATTTTATATCTTTGTCATAACAAATAACTATTTCGACATTTAATCCTATTAATATTTTTATTTGTTCATCGCTTAAACAATGTGAACCTATAGCAACTGCATTTTTTATTCCTCTTGAATGTAATTTTAATACAGATTTTTCACTCTCAACCACATAAACAAGATTAGAATTCATTATATTTTTATAATTTTGCTGTAGTCCATAAATATGTAAACTTTTAGGGAATGTCTTTAATGGTAAATATTTTGGAATATCTAACATATCACACTGTTCATTACTTAGTGTTGATCTCCCCATTATACCAACAATATCATTTTCTGTGCCACACCAATAATGCCAAGGAATTACTATTCTATTTTTTTTGAAGCTGTAACCAATACTAAAGACTTCACAAGTAAAAAGTAATATTCCTTCTCTAATCCAATTAATATGAGGTAAAGGAGCATATTCTTCAATAATTGTGTTATCAAATATTTCAATATCATTTATATCAATTTTATTTCTTTTTCGTTTTATTTTCTTGAATATTTCCAAAGGGTCTATTTTATTATCTTCATTTTCTTGTTTATTCTTATTTTTTACTTTATTATAATCGTATTTTAATCCTAAAATTTTGTGTAAATATTTAATACTATCTACAAATGATAACTTCATATTAAAGCCAATTAAAGTAATTAAATTTGCATGTTTACCTATATTTCTTGTATGATTAATACATTTTAAATTTTCATCATTATATATATTTATTGCAGTTTTATTATCTCCGTCTTTATTTGCACAAGTATAATATCCTTTATTATGATATTTAATATGATGACAACCTATTTGTTCAAGAATATATTCTATTTTATTATTTTCATATATGTATTTTTTTAATTCAGTAATTGTCATATATCAATATATCACCTACCTTTACCAATCAACAGGAATATGCGTAATACCAACTTCTTTTATTATGTTTCTAGCCATATCATGTTCTATAATAATTTGATATTGATTTGCACTACCTTCACGATTTTTAATAATAAATACAACTTGGTAAGTTTTATCTTTATTTAGAACTATAGGTATCTTAGTTTTTTTATTTTTACCTTCCAATCTATATACTTTTAATTCATTTTTTCCACCAGGATATTCATCTTCAAATAAATTTCTTATCATAATACAAGTTGATGCAGGATCTACAATGTTTTTTGAGATTCCAATATTATCTTGTGCATAATATCTTTGTCTTGCTGTTTTACCTTTTTCTAATTGAAAAGTAGCAGTTAAATGAAGATTTTTTTGTTCTGGTTTAACTATATCATATAAATCAACCATTTTTTGCATCATATATGCCCACGCATTATCTACTTCTTTCCCTGAATCATTTTTAAATGTATCAATTAAAAAATGGCAAACTCCCATAGATGCATATTTTTTCATAATTTGAATTGCTTTTGTCGTTGACCATTTTGGGAATGGTATAATAGTAATTCTTTTATCTTCTTTTTGTTTTTTTATCCATTCTATACTTTTATATAATATTTCTTTAATCTCCGAAGAATACTTTCCATCTCTAACTATGTATTTTTGTAAATCTTGTTTTAAAATATTATTTGCTACAAAAACAATAAATTCACGTTGCCATTTTTTCAATCCATCTTCATTAAGCATTATAACAATTCTTTCATTATTATCTATAATGCTTTGTATTATAGAGTTTCTTGCAAATGTAGTTTTCCCAACATTAGAAAGTCCACCTATTAAAGTAATATTACCACATAACATTCCTCCTGTTTCTTTAGTAATCATTGGTAGATTATTATATG